CCGGTGAAAGCCGGTGCCTCTTTGGGGATCAAGAAGATCCCCGAAGGGAACAAAGATCGGCAGGCAGGACATCTCGCGAAGGAGACCTCAGCCCTCAATGAAAAAAGGATTCATTGAGTACTGAGGACCCAGCCTGACTAGGAATCTTCTGGGCTTCTTGGCCTTGGGATCACCAGGGATCTCGCGGAGAATTAAACTCTCCACGATCTCCTTGGGGTTCCCCTGGATAAAGACAACCAGAAGTTTCCAGTCAAGACGCTTCACGAGATCTTTGAAGGACGAGGATTCCAATTTCTTATATCTATAAGGATCTCGGTTTAATATATCCTCTCGAACCTTTCGGAAATCTTTTGAGATCCTCTTAAGACTAGGAACCCGGTCAATACGAGGCGACTCGTATAACCAGGGAACCACCCCAGAGATGGCCTTAGCCATCTCTGAGAGAAATGTCTTAAGAGGAACCCAACCGCTTTCCTTAAGGAAATCAGTAGGTTCCTTTAGGGTCCACCATTTTGGGTATTCATAGGAAAATTTATCCCCTATGAGATTTTCGATGTTATCGCAGGGAAGAGTCTCTACGATCTCTCGAACAATCCTTAGGGTGATCTTTCCTTGAAGACCCTGAAAGGTGGGATTCCAAATGGAACCTAATGACTCGAGGGAAAGGAGATTCTCCAAGTTATAATCGCTCCTCAACAGTACAGAGACCATTCTCCGGGTCTTTGGGGATATAATCTCGAGTGACCTCTTGTAATGAGGGAACTCGAGACCCCCAAATCTCCTTGGGAGCCAGGGCTCTATACCGTAGGATATGCATCTTCTAAGGAACCCGTGGTACCTCCACCATAAAAAGGTAGAGGAGCCTTGGTAGACATCACCTGTCCACCATTCGAGCTCCTTAGAAGCCGCTATACCGCGATTCCAACTTGGAGGAACCTCCTTGGCCCCCGGTAACCTCGAGTCTGGGGTACTCAAAGATCTAGCCCTCAGGATATCAACAAAGCGAAAAACTCTCTGTTCTCTGTCGAGAACACAGAGTTGCTTTGTGTATATCCCGAAGGTATCTGATCTTAGATGTACCCCAGGGGAGATGATCGCTCCCGAAAGAACCAGAAGGCCCTCAAAGATGAGGGCCCTTCTAGTCTTTGTAAGGGAGATTTGATCATCCCCACAGCGTGACGTGAAGGGATCTCCACAAGGTGGTAGGAAGGATGGGTCCTTAAGGGACCCATTCTTCACTCTCTTAAGTATCCAGTCCGGAGACCTCCGGAAGAACTCTTTGGATAACCATCCAGAGAGTTCCCAGTGGAATCTGGTAAAGGCACATAAGAGAAACCAACTTGCAGGATTTCCCATCGGTACGCCTCTCGAGGTGACCACGGGGTCTATATCACCGAGATCCTCATAGAGGATCCTCAATGGAGAATTTACGAGAGGTTCAAGTATCTTGATGAGGCGAGGTGTCCTTGAGTCATTGAGATAGCCTCGAAGGAGGGACCTGCAGATGTCCTGATGAAAGGTATCTGTCGCTCGAGATAAATCGAGAGACAAGATAACCCTATTCTTCAGGAAATCCTCAGGCCTTCCTTTGAGGCACTCGTTGGCCCTCTTCATGAAGGACACTAGAGTTCCTTCTCCTGAGATTGTCCCAACTTCGGGATCCTTCCCAAGAGAAGAATAACAATAGGTCCTCATGAGGTGGAGGAGCGTGACCACGATACCCGGGGATATTGTTATCACCCGGGCCTTCGCGCCTTGCTCCTCTACTACAGAGGGTCGGACATCATAGGGTGTTACCTCAAATCCTTGAAGGTTACTCTCGGGAGGGCTCCTATAGCAACCACTATAGTAGCCACCCGCCAAGAGTTCTCCTTTAGGGATGGGAACTAAACCCTGAACACAAGCCTCATCAAGGAGGATCAGAGGAAGGAACCTTTTGGCAAGGGAAACACTGTGCCATCGATGGGCGAGTCGCATTGGGAGAATTCTCTCCCAAGGCTCCCCAAGCCCATTGAATGTCCCAATGGTTCCCTTCTTAATGGTTC